GCCACCTCCCTCTCCAGGCTGAACTTCGTCTCGGGATCGAGGTCGTATTCCCCCTGCTTGAGGAGTTTCAAGACCACGTCCGGGCCCACCTTGTCCATGTCGGCAAAGACCTGCGCCCGTTCAAGCTCGGCATGGGTCTTCTGCCGGACAGCCTCCCCCTCGACCGGGGAAAGGATGCCGCCCGTCACCATGGCCTGGATCGTTTCTTCTATCCGGTTACGCTCATGCTCCCGCTCGATCTCGTTGTCCGCGGCCAGGTATGCCTTGCCCCGCGCCTCCAGGGCCGCAAAGGACTTGGCCTTGACGTCCGAGATAATGCCCTTATTCGCCACCCCTCTGATGTCGGAGAAGGCAAAAGTCGATTTCTGGTCGAACTCCTGCCCCAGGATTGCCGCTACTTGGGGGTTGGGGGTAGCGGTGATGATGCCCTGCTTGAGATCCTCCAGGTCCTTCTTGGCGCGATCGCCGACGGTATAATAATCCGTGTCGTGCTCGTACTTGTCCTTGAGCTCCACCAGCCCCTGGGTGAGTTTGACCACCCCCTCGTTGTACTGGGCCAGGCGTTGGGCCTTGTCAAAGGCGTTGACGATCTCCCCAAGCCGGCCGGCTGATTCTCCCATCTGCCGCTCGACAAGCCCGGCTGTTTGATCGGTGATCACCGCCGGTCCAATTTGCCGCTCATATTTTGGGATAACAGGAATTTTTAACCTCCGCGCTTAGCTAAGTTAGCTAATTTAGTCAAAAGGATTAGGAATATATCCCCCTGTCGAGGGCTTTTTCTTCCACAACGGACTATTCGCAAATTCAGACAGCCCGGTCAGGATCGTGGGCCCGCCCTTCCATAGCCCCGCGGTCTTGACATCCTTGGCTGATTTTAAGGCCGACGCATAGGCCAGGGCGCCGATGTTCCTGGTCTGCGCGATATCGAAGTCGTATTCCTTCCTGGTTTCCTCCATCACCTCCAGGGGGGATCCGGCGGAGATATCCACCCCCGCCTTGGCGTAGAGGGCACGCTGGCGGCCGGCTGTAACCCTTTTCTCGCGCTCGAGCTTTTGGGCCTCGAATTCCTTTTGCGCCTGCTCCTGGGCGCCCTTGGACTTGATGGCCTCGGCCTCTTTTTGGCTGGCGCTGATGGAGCCCGCCCCCTCCATGCCTTTTGTGACCAGGCTCAGAATAGAGGCCAGGCCGCCCCCTGATACGAATTTGCTCTCTGTTATCCCGGAAACCACTTCTAAAAGTCCGCTCATGTGGCTCACCTCATTTGGTCTATAATTGCAGTCATCCCGCGCAGCGGGAGGCTATTCTTCCCCGATCTCATATTTCGGCACCACCGCCACCACGGTAAACGGCAGCGGGACATCCTGCACGACAAAGAGGTTCCCCATCTCCGTCTCTCCCTCAGGCGGGTGGATGGGAATATCCCCGGAAAAGAGCGGGATCGCCTCTCCCATCACCCCCTGTTGCGGGTAGGGGAGCTCATCCAGGTGGTCTTCATCCCCGCCGATCTTGCCCCCGGAGGAGTCGAGCAGCCGCAGCATGGCCTCCACTACCCGCTTTTTCTTGTTTTGGATGGTCCCCTGCTGTATCGAGGGCTCCGGACGCTGGTATTCGGCCAAGGAAGTAAAGGGCAGGCCTATATGAACCACCGAAAACTCATCCTCCAGGGTGATAGCGCCGTTTTCCACCGTTGCGTTTGGCTGCACCATGCCGTCGGCCAGGATCGCCACCTCCTCGCCCTCCAGGTGCCCGAGCCCGCTGATGGTGGCGGTCGGCGCCCCGTCATAGGTCAGGCCGCAGTCCACGAAAAAGGCGTCTTTTACATCCGTCTTATAATCCGAGGGATTGAAATACTCGATATAACGCCTTTCCACGCCGTCGATAGTCCTAGCCACCGACATCCAGACCTGATCGTGGGTGTCCTCGGGGATACAGCAGATGCTCTCCGCGAGGCCGCCGATATCGTGCTCATGCCAGCCCATCACGTCATGCTGTTTCTGATTGGTCATCCCGGCGATCAGCCCGCTCCCGAGCACGCACCAGATGATGGCATTCGGCTCCTTTTGGAAGGCCATGTCCATGATCCCGCCCTCGGTGATATGCTCTGCCAGCAGGGTAAGATCCTGGTTATTGAAGGTATCCCCCTCCTCGGTGTACTTGCTCGAAGATTCCAGAAGCTTTCTTAAGAGCCGCTGCACGAAGATCACCGACCTGCCGATGCGCAAAGGCATCATATAGGCCCCGCCGCCGGTGTCCTCCCGGTTGGCCTTAATGTTGGTGGGGGAAAGGGGCTCATTGAGCGAGTTCGAGCGCAGGGAAAACTCCGCATCCCCCGTGCCCACGGAGAGATAGGTGCCCGATGACATCCACCGGATGGCGTTGACCTGGTCCGTGGTCAGGGTGTAGATGATGGGGTCGTCATCCAGGGTGCCCGGGGTAAAGACCTCGAAGCTATCGCTCCCCATCCTGGAGCCCCAGATGGTGTTCGGATATTCCGGGGATCCCCCAAAGAGCAGGCGCTGCTCGTGAAAGGTCACGCTGTAGGGGTAGCCGTTGGCCGTGGACCAGTACCCCATCCTGACGGTCTTGATCGCCGCGGTATCCGGCAGGTCCACGCTCTTGATCATGGCCGTCACCACTTTATAGCTGGTAAAGGCCGTGATCTTGGCCCAGCGAAAGACGCTGCCGGTGCAGAGGAACCGGATCAGCCTGCCGACATCCCCCGCGGAAAAGCAGATATCCTGGCTCGTGCCGCCGGAGGTATAGGTCGTGTAATCGGTGCTGTTGACGGCATTGCCCGAGAGGTCATAGAGCTGGTAGGTGTCGGTCCCCTTGTTCGTCACCCTGTACCATTGGCTATTTACCTCCGTCATCCCTGCTACTGCGTCGATATAGATGATATCGCCGTTTAAGTAGCCGTGTCCTGCCGAGGTTACCACCGCGGGGTTCGCCTTGGAGATGCCGGTGATATTCTTGGTCACGGCAGTCAGGGTAGTGCTGCCGGCTGCGGCCCCCGGGGTGATACCGTTGCGCATGACGATATCCGGCAGATAGGGGCCGTCGACGAAATCAACGGCACTCATGGTCCAGGCCGTGTGGCCGGTCCTGGTCAGTTTATAGACCGGGAGATCCCCGGAGGCGATATACATCACATCAGCGGTCTGGGCGACTTGCATAGTCAGCACGGCCGCCTCGGAAAAGGGCGTCGTGATCTCATAGATGCGGTAGGCCTTGCCGCCGGAGGTATAGGCCCCGAAGGCGGTGCTGTTGACGTATGCCCCGGCCAGGTCCTTGATCTTGAAGGTGTTGGTATCTTTGTCCGATACCCGGTAGCGGTTGCCGTTTAACTCGGTCATGCCCCCTATTTCATCCAAAAAGACCTCGTCGCCGTCGGCATAGCCGTGGCCGGCGCTCGTGACCACCGCCTGGGCGGCCTGGGTGATGCCGGTGATGGTCTTGGAGGCCTCGGCAACAGACCCGCCGTCCATAAAGACCCGCATGTAGTAGTCGCCGAATTCGAGGGTATATGATTGCGTGAGAGAAAAGACAAAGGGTAAGGTCCGGCAGCACTTGTCTCTATGTTTTGCCTCTGCCACGAAATAGGTGCCGTCGCGCTTGGTATAGGGGCCGTGGGGGTAGAGGATGTAATTCTCCAGCCGCCGGAACGAGCTGTAAAACTTGGAGAGATCGACCCGCCCTTCAAGCCGGGGGGTAACCTCGCCCGTAGTCGCCGCTGTCATTATTGATGATAATCTCATCAGATGTCCCTCAACGCCGTGTCTTGCTCCTTAACGTAAAAAATCTAAAGGGCATGACCCCCGCGTTACCGGCGGCGGGCGGCATGCCACGAATCCTCTTTCCTCACCTGCTCGTCCAGCTGATCATCGAAGGCGTTGATCACCTCCGCCGTGGTCAAAATAAACTGAAACTCCTGGTACATGGAATTACGCAGGTTCGGCGATGCCTTTAAGGGTATGGCCAGGGCGGATGCCAGCCTGGCTGCCATGGCCTCTACCAGGGTGGGGTGATAACTGCCGGTGGTAGTGAGCCGGTAGACGTACCGGATAAAGATCACATCATCATCCGTGAGCAATTTGTCGCCCTCGATGAGATAGACGGGCTCTCCCAGGGCCGCTATCATCCTGATATAATCGGAAGGCAGCTGGTATTGATACGCCCACTCATCCCCGATCGGCGTATCCTCCAACAGTGTCAACTCCGCCCGCTTGGAGGCGCATTTCCACTTGGCCGCCTCCAGCACCGCGTCCCTGTTGCCCTCCCAGAGCGCAAGACAGGTGCGGGCCGGCTTGGAAGTCGCGTCATTGATATCGGAGATGGGATCCACCCCGATCTTGACCAGGGCGATATTACAGACTCCGGTAATGCTAATAGACATAAGTCATCTCCCCTACCTCAATTTCCTCTAATTGTGGGGACCCCGCGAATCCGTCTCGCCAAAGGCGGACGAGATGAGCGTGGGCTATACCTTTTTTTAACCCCCCTTCCCGACCCCCCGGGGTTGCCCCCAGAGAGCCGGGAGGGAGTGAAAAACTAAAGATACCTCAGATTACGAGGTCAACAGCTTCTTCTTATACGTGATGAACTGCCCGAACATTATCACGTCGTCCGTGCCCAGGGTCCCTGCCTTCGGCTTAATGGTCACTTCCGTCATGCAGGGGTAGGCAGCCAGGTTGGCCAGGGCCAGGGTCAGCGTCAGATGCTGGACGGTCTTTGATGTGGCATCCCCGACCATCGCGTCGGTATCACCGCCGAAATCGCTATCGGCATCGTACAGGGCCGCAACCACGTTGTTAAAGAGACCGCAGGTGAACTTGGTGGCATCGCCCACGGTGGCGCCGACCTTGGCAGCGATGACATGTAGGGTTGCATTAGCCGTGATGTCCATATCAGGCGGTATCAGCACCTTGCTCGCCACAGCCAGGGGCGCGGCGTGGTTATTCCACCTGACCCCCATGCCCTCGGCAGTTACGCAGAAGCCGGGAACATCCGAGGCCCCATCGGAAAAGGCCGCCAGGGCCACCCCCGCTGCGCTGAAATACGGCACGGGGATCTCGATGACCCCATAGGCGGTTAAGATGTGCTGGTAGATCTCCTGCAGGGCCGCCTCCCCCGTCTCTGCCGAGGTAAAGTTCCCCGCATCGGCGATAGAGATCGACAATGCTGCCGTGGGCGGCCCAGCCACCACCGTCACATCCGCGCCGCCGACGGTCACGTTAAGCAGGCAGGGGTACGGCGTGCCGTCCAGGTCCGTCTGCGCGAGGATAATATCGCCAGCATTGAGGGTTTTGTACCCATAGGTGCCGTCAAAATATCCATTGGTGAGCACGACAGCTATGGTGTCGTTGGTGGGGTACTGATAGACCTTGTACCCCAATGACTGTGCTACTATTGCGAGATTTGCTTTATCAAGGGCCATAGTTAAACTCCTCTCTCTCACACCGAAGTGTGAAAACTCTAATTATTGAGACCCCGCGACTTTAGGAGCGCGGGTAAACCTTCTTACGTATTCGCCTCAGTTGCGGCGATCAGCTTGTCCATCGGGGTGGTGATGGCGGTATCGTCATCTACCCGCAGCTCAACCACGCCTTTCTCATCAATCAGGCATGCGCCCGCTCCGACCTTATGCTTAATCAGCCATAAATCAGCGCGAGGATCCCATTCGATCCGGGCCTTGATCTCCGAATTCTGAGCAAGACCCAAGGCTGACCGGTGATACAAAAAACAGGTGCGGTTGTCGGAGCTCGCCACGGGCAGTCCGGTGTGCATCAGCCACTTAACTCCGGCCCAATCTTTCACCTTGATCCCCTGGGTCCAAGCCAGGCCGTTCGGCCCTACCCAATCCGCATGGGAGAACTGCTCATAACACATCATCTCCAACCAGGCATGCGACGAGAGGAGTCCAAATCGATCCCCGTCATCCGGCACGGAGGCGGCGTTTAAAAGATCAAGCCCGGCCAAAATTACGGCCAGACTCATCGGCGCCGAGTAATCGCCGGTAAAGATGCTGGTGAGATCTGCCGCCGCGATGATCAGGGAGTCCACCTTGCGGCCTATGCAATAGGCGCCGCTCTTGTAGAGCGCCTGCCGCTCGTCGATGTTGAGTTTTTCCAGGTCGTCTTCATCGACTTTCATTCCGGCCTTCCAGTTTGTGATTGTGGCATCGCTATACCCATGGGTGAGTTCTTGCGTGGGGAAGTCACCGTGTCTGGCTCCTTCCTCAGCCTCGGCCTCTGTGGTGATCTTTTGGAATCTTACCTTTTCGCCGACAATACCGGGCTTTTTCCGGATCGTTTCCGGGAGTTTCGCGCCCTGGCGTTGATAGGTAATATGGACTTCATCTTCGTACCGCGTTATAAACGCATTGCTGACAGTCGGTGTAGCCATCGCTGTATCCTCCTTAAAAGGGTTTATTTGATGCCCCCTGATATAAAAATCAGAAAGCCATCATGTCGCTATACTGCGACAGTGCCCGTCTTTCCGGGCCGTCTCGGCTCCCCTTTTTGGAGTTGCGCCGGCTGCCCTCTTGACCCGTAGCGTAAAAAATCTAATTGACAAGATGTCGCTATATTGCGACATGGGCCACTACGGATCTTTTGGACCGGCCCTCTTACAAAGGACCGTGTTGTACTACTATCTAAACCGGGGACCTCACCAGTAATGGCGGGCTGCCCCCGTTCTATTCCTAGCCTGGGAAGGCCTGTTTGTAGGCCTCGTCCACCGTCTTACGATAAGCGGCATCCGTCATATAGCGGGGATCCGCCATCATTGATTTCAATTCATCCCTGCTCTTGCGACCGGTGAGAGTTGCTGCCCCGTCGTCGCCGACCATGACCAGGTGCTCGCCGTAGGTCGGGGCGAGGTTATACATCGCCTCGATAAAGAAGGGATTATTGCCAAGCAGCGTCCGGAGCAGGTACTTGGTCTTGGCCGCCGCTGTCGGCTGCTTTGTCTTCTCGTCCACCTCATCCTCGAACCAGGGGAAGAGGGTATGGAAGGCCCTGTCTGCCAAGGTGAAATTCTCCTTGGTCTTATCCCCCCACTTCGTCTCCAGGCCCTCAATCGCCTTGGCATTCTCCTTGTTCATCTCCTCCTC